TCAGCTCACGAGGCGTCTACCAGCTCCCGCAGGACGCTATCAGATTCAACGATCATGAGCGCTACGGCGGAAAGGTTTTCCAGAGCCTGTATTCACTCGCAACAGATGACAAGGGCGAGCTTTGCTATCTGCACAGAACCTTGCTGGACGGAAACCGGAAGGCTCAGTTGAAAGATTCATCAGGGGCGAAGCGTCAAAAATCACTTCAGGAAGAAAGTTACCTGGATCACGCCCGTTCGGTGGCGATCCGTATGTTCCCAGTTTCCACCACGCTGGGCATCGCCGAGGGCATCGAAACAGCCCTGTCAGCGCACCAGCTTTACGGGGTCAACACCTGGGCAACCATGACCAGCGGATTCATGAAGAAATTCCGTGTGCCGGCTGGCGTGAAGAACTTCATCATTTTTGCAGACCGTGACGTCAATAGTGCTACCGGTTTAGCGGCTGCTATGGAATGTGCTCATGCCAATTTGATGGCAAAAAACGACCTCGAAAAGGTCAGTATCTACTGGCCGGATAATGGGGACTTTAACGACATGCTCATGAACGGCGATCAGGTTCGTGAAATGGTTTTCTATAAAAAACAGCAGGTGGACGCATGAAACAGTGTGAAATAGATCGCCTCATTGAGTCAAAAACATCGCGCACAAAACAAAAAGGCCTGATTTTTGGCGTGGGTCATTTTGATGTTTCGTTTCCACGATCTATCAGAATCAACGGTAGGCAACATAATCACAGCGCCTACAGCGTGTGGAACAGCATGCTACGCCGCTGCTATGCGCAGCACAAAGTGAAGATGGCGCGAAACTATGCTGGCTGCTCGGTTTGCGACGAATGGTTATATTTCAGCAATTTTCTGACGTTTTACAAAGCTTGGCATCGTGAAAATTACGCCCTCGATAAAGACTTGCTCATGCTTGGAAATAAAGTCTATTCACCGGAGCGATGTGTGTTCGTTCCTCAAGCGCTGAACAATTTCACCTTAGATCGTGCATGTGCTCGCGGTGATTATCCGTTGGGTGTTTGCTGGGATAAGCAGCGAGGTAAGTTTAAGGCGAATATTCGCGTAAATGGCAAGCTACAGCACATCGGGTTATTTGATACAGCTCATGGAGCTCACACCGCGTGGCACAACAAAAAAATGGAACTAGCTATGCAATTGAAGTCGGTCTGCGATGGGCTTCATCCGGCTTTATACAGCGGCTTAATCTTGAAGGTTGAATCTATGAGGAAGTCATCATGAAGTTGGAAGCAGCACTTAAACATTTTAGTCCTCAGGGAATGCATATCAGCGACGACGTAAAAGGAACCTCTCCGGATCGTCTCACCGGCACTGATGTTATGGCGGCGATTGGTACCACCAGCAGCCGTGCGCGCTTCGGCTTGGCTGCTTTCTTCGGAAAGGCTGGCATCAGCAAAACAGATGAACAGCTCGCGGTTCAGGCGCTGGCCCGTTATGCGATGGATTCCGCTCCAAAGAACGTGCGTAAAGCAGCTGGTGGTGAGTTCGGCTGGTGCATGCAGGTCCTGGCGCAATTTGCCTTTGCTGATTATTCCCGTTCTGCGGCCACCAGCACGGCGTGCAGCAGCTGCGGCGGTACCGGTTTTACGTCCCAGCTCGAGGATGTAATCAAGCACCCTGGGATTTTCGATGCAGACGGCGCTGAAGTTGTGGCCCCGAAGATTAAGCGTGAGCTGGTGAAACGTACATGCAGTACCTGCGAAGGTAAGAGGGTGATCCATGCCCGTTGCCGCTGCGGAGGTAAAGGCGAGGTGCTCGACCGTGCAGCGACGAAGGAAAAGGGGGCCCCGGTGTTTAAAGCCTGTGAGCGCTGTTCTGGAAATGGCTTTTCTTCGGTGCCATCCACAGCTGCGCACAAGGCGATTCTTAAACGTTTGCCGGATCTGCATGTAAGGACATGGACCCGCAACTGGAAACCTTTTCTCGAGGAGCTGGTGAGCATTTGCCAGCAAGAGGAAGGGAAGGCAGCCAGAGAATTTCATGCAGCAACTTCTCTTTATGAGGAAGGCTACAAAATTTAGCATTTTAACGACATAAACCTTGCTTTTGTCCGAAGTTGTCGTGTAAGCTTCAAATCGTGGAGTATAGCGTCTGTACGAAACTCATAATTAAAACCCCGCCCAGGCGGGGTTTTTGCTTTTCTGGAGGTCTTCAATGCAAGACGGTAAACAGCAGCCGTATTTTTTTAACCCTGGCATGACGGCTGAGCAGCTGGAAGACTGGCTTGGGCAGCAGAAAACCCATCTTGCTCACTTCAACCGTCTGGTGAAAGAAAAAGCCGCTCTTGAGGAACGGCTGGAAGAAGTCAGTAAAACTATTGAGCTGCTTTCAGGGCCAGGCTTTGAAGGAACGTTGAGTTTTCCCTATAGCCCCAGTCCTCTTCTGGAAAATCGTCAAACAGAAAAGCTGTTGTAGGCAGATTAAATGCGCTCAAAGCCTCCCGGGCCTCATTACTGATATTGTCTACTCTCAGTTCATCCTGAATCACAAACAGAGCATCCTCCAGTGTCAGTTTTCTGATTTCAGAGGGTAGCCATTTTGTTTTCATAAAGATGAGGTGGTGTAAAGCTACCTTTCCCTCAAGTGGATTGAAAATAGTGGCATATTTCTGCCTGTGCTTATGAAGAAGCATTTCGAGGACGTATATCAGCGCCGTTCTGTTCCTGACCTGATTGTCCTGCAGGCTGCCCGGGTAATAAGCGGAGTGTGACATTTTTCTGTTTTCACATACGCGCGACCTGATTACATGCAACAGATTGTGGTATTCAGACACGTGAATCTCCTTATCTGTATGTTTCTTGGCACATCAACAATAACAGACGATGTGATACGCTCCCATCGGCTTCACCAGCAAAACGATGTCGATCCTAGTAGACAGCATGCTAGTGGCTGGCGTCGTTGCTTTGCTCTGGCGCCCGGTAAATAACACTGTGCAAAAGGTCGCTACCGGCGGCCTTTGACAGAGTGCCAATTTTGTTAGCAATGCTATAGTTGAAATGGCATTTAATAATGCTCTCGATACGCTTACAACACTGATGTGGGGATGCGCCCACTACGCAGAGACAACTGCATGACCCTGACCAGCATTCATTGCTGGTCTTTTTTATCCGCCATTAGCTCAACTGGAGAGAGCACGGGGCTTCTGCCTCTGTGGTTCGGGTTTCAAATCCTCAATGGCGGACCAGAGCACTACTTCATTCACATTTTCGTATTTATGACTTTTATCCGCAGATTGAAAAGCTACACTCTCCTTAAGTGAGGGAGGGTGATATATGAAAGAAGGTTTTTATTGGATACAGCACAATGGCAGGGTTCAGGTTGCCTACTACACCGATGGCAAAACTGAAGATCTACTCACAGGGCGGATCGTCAGGGGGATATGGCATCTGACTCAGGGTTACGATATTTGCGATAACGGCGAAGCAGAAATTTTAGATGGCCCGCTGACTCCCCCATAATATTGTCCACCGATCAGGTATTCACTAGCTGTAGTCGTTATTCGAATCTGTTACCTGTATATAACGTTTAGGCCTATTTGGAATAACGCTTTCTTCAACTGGCATAATCGCACTCTGCTAACCAGGCTTAATTTTCTGCTTACGTCTGAAAGGAGCTAGCTATGCCAGTTGACTATGCTGAATGCATCGAGACCTGCTACAAATGTGCAGCTGCTTGTGATTATTGTGCTGCTTCATGTCTGAAAGAAGAGCAAGTGGATATGATGCGTGAGTGTGTCAGATTCGATATGCAATGTGCGAATATTTGTCGGCTCGCCGCGCAATTTATGACTTTTGATAGTGAATTTGCTAAATCGCTATGCCGGGTCTGCGCAGAAGTCTGTCAGAAATGCGGTGAAGAATGTGGGAAGCACGAAGCAGAACATTGTCAGAAATGCTCTGAAGCTTGCCTTCGTTGCGCAGAAGCGTGCCGCTCGATGGCTTAATGGAGCTTGCTTCCGGTTTTCTGTTGGAGCATTGACACTCTCGAATTCTGACAAATTTTTGCTATGGTTATGAATCAGGTGAATCCCCCTGTGCGGCGGGGCAATCCAGTTGCTGTTCGTGTAAATATGCTTGCGGCTCGTATAACTGGTAACGAGTCACCGGGAGGCACCCGGCACCTGTCTTAGTATCCATACCTGAGTAAAATATTGCCTGCTTACAAAGCAGGCTTTTTTTATTCGCGCTTCGTACGCGGTGCTATCATTTAATTGTGAACCAAGCCATAACCATTAACCGGACATCCTGACCGGTCAGTGACACTGCTCGACACAGCTGTTATAGGGATGATGGCAAGGTAACACGACTACCTACTTAAATTGTCTACTCAGTTAGGCCTGCCGAAAAGCGGGCCTTTTTTTATTTCAGGCTCCCGGAACCCCATCAAAGGTCTCGTCGTTAATTCATCCGGAGAGCCTGAACCCTACCAACAAAGCACCCGCGTAAAGCGAGGTGAGAGATATGTCCCGTATGAGCAAACTTATCACCGGAGTCGCCCTCGGCACCTCAGGAGGAACCATCCTGAACGGCGTCCTCACAAAACTGAGTCCTGACGAATGGAGCGCGATAGGCGTACTGGCTGGTATTGCTGGGATAATCATTACAGGACTCATTAACTGGTACTTCAAACGTAAAGTTGCAAACGCGCAGGTAAAGGCGCTGGAAAAGTACGGCCCTGCTGTCAAAGTTGGAGATGAATGATATGCCAATGACCAGTAGCCTGCGTAACAAACTCATCGCCGCTGCTGGTGGCGGTGCAATGCTGATCGCCTCGCTGTTTCTCGGTGGGCAGGATGGTGTCGAAGGGCGGAAGTATGAAGCCTATAAAGACGTTGCCGGGGTGTGGACTGTCTGCGACGGCCACACGGGCAGGGATATCGTAAGAGGGAAGAAGTATACCGATCGCGAATGTGACCAGTTGCTATGGAAAGACCTCCAGCCAGCCAAGCGTACGGTAGACAATCTGGTAAAGGTGCCGCTGGGCGAATATCAGCGCGCCGCGCTCTACAGCTTCGTCTTTAACGTTGGTTCTGATGCGTTCTCGAAGTCCACTCTGCTGCGTAAGCTGAACAAAGGCGATCACGACGGAGCGTGCGAAGAGATGCGGCGCTGGGTTTACGCTGGTGGTATGAAGTGGAAAGGCCTCCAGAACCGGCGAGAGATGGAGCGCTCAATGTGCCTGGCGGAGAGCAAATATGACCTGTAGCCTTCGAACAGTTCTGCTGATCGCTCTCGTGGGCATGCTGCTTGCTATTGGCTATGGCGAGCTACGGTACAGGAATGGCTGGTATGCCCACGCTGGCCACATCAATGCTCTGGCCGCCGACAAGCGAGCCAAAGCAGAGAAGGCGATTCAGCCCGTTGAGCAGAAGGCCGCTAAGGCCAGCGACGAAGGCCGGATCATCTACCGAACCATAATCCGCGACGTGGTGAAATATGTCCAGGATCCGAATCGTACCGTTTGTGATTTTGATGATGAGTCTGTCCGGCTGCGGCAACAGGCTATCGATGCTGCCAACTCCATCAGCGGATTTGATGCAGGAGCCGTGCAGGGGAAGTAACGCTGGCGCCAACAGCGACGAAGATCTGCAGGCTGATATTGAAACCGCCCAATGCCTGCGCCAGCTGCGGCTCAACACGTATCGCTGGCAGGCCTGGTATAGCGCATTACTTTGAAGTGAATGCCGGGCAGCTGTCACCACCCGGCCTGTAGTTAATCCTGCAGTTCCTTATTTTTTAGATGTTCAACGTAAAACTCATAACGTTTAAGGAACCACAGCCGGCAGTCTTCATCCATGTTACCGGTTATTGCCTCCGTGCACAGATGTCGGCCCTGCAAGCGCATCCGGGCAAAGCTATAGGCAAGAAAATTTAAATCCCGGGAAGACACGACACCCTTCTCACTTACTAACTTCATACATTCCTCCTCTGTTAGACGAACCAAAAAGAAAAATGCGTCTGTTATAAGTATGGCTCAAAAAAATGTCCGCGCGATCGTTACTTCATGCTGGCGCAGAATCGAAACCGTCACCGGATAACTAACCGGTTTGCAAGCGCATAGCGAATCGTGGCAGGTGAACTACAAACAGGCCTACGAATCTACAAAAGTGACGAAAAAGACAGTGTTCAGATGATAAATCTGCGGAGATCGGATTGCTCCTGCTCATTCAGTTGAGCATATTCCTTAATTTGTTTTAATAGCGATCCTTTGCTGTTAGACGCAACAGACGAGATGTAATTCCCTGTTCTCCATTCAAACAGAAAAACCAGATAAAAAGGAGACGATTCAGAGTATTGATAGCTAATCGAGAGGTGATTACAGATTTTTTTCTTTTCCATGTTATAAAACCATTGCTTAAGGTAAATCTTTACGCATTCATGTTCTTAAGAGCGCTGGGTGCAAGATTACAATTAGCGCTTTAGATTAGTTGAGTACGACAAAGTAGTAAGAATAAATGACAATAATATTTGCAGCATTTAACAGGCCGTATCAGATTAAATGCTAAGTTCGATACTAGTGAATAAAAAAGCCCCTGATACGGGGCAACTTTGAATCAATGCTTTTCTTATGCTTATGTGCTTCCTACGTTGAAAACGTTGACACTTTAGCAGCCAAAAGATAAATGGCAAATAAAATGCATCTTCGATTTTGGCTTTTTGTGCGGTATGTGTCTGGAGTTATTGTATTTATGGAAATACTGAATAAATAACCTACATGATATATTTTCCAGGCAAGGATTTATTCTGTTAATAATGCCATGCGAAGTGCTGCTGTTTTACGATACTATCGATGCAGGTATTAGACTCATGTCACATAAATCATGATTTAGCTTTTCTGTAACCGTTAACATACTATTATTGTCAACGTGTAATGAATCAGATATCAAAAAGGATAAGCCATGGTTCAAATACTCGTTTTTGTAGATAGTGAGACAGCAAGGGTTATGAATGTTAGACCTTATAATGGCAAAATATGGCACTTATATTCTGACAGGGTGATAAGGGGTCTGATAGTTAAGAAATTTTTTTCAACATTCCTTAATGGCAGGGCTGGCGTGGTACTCATTGCTGCAGACAGGCCGGTGCGCAGGGAAGAGATCCTTGACGCACACGATGCGCTAATTAAGTGATATAGCTTTCAGACATTACAGCCTCGCACTTACGTTGTTTATTACTGCCTAATATATCACCAATGAACCACTGGCATCCGCTGGTGGTTTTTTTATTGGAGCGACAACCATGCCCGCAGCTATTCCCAGAGCATGCCGTAAGCGAGGTTGCTCTGGCACAACTACGGATCGTTCTGGCTACTGCGAAACCCACCGTAATGAAGGATGGCAGCAGCATCAGCGCGGCCTGAGCCGCCACCAGCGTGGCTACGGCAGTAAGTGGGATATCATCCGCGTCCGCATCCTTAAGCGTGATCGACACATCTGCCAGCAGTGCCTGCGCAACGGCAGACCTCGCCCGGCTGAAACCGTCGACCACATCATCCCGAAAGCTCACGGCGGCACTGACGAAGACAGCAATCTTGTTGCGATCTGCTTCAAGTGCCATAAGGCCAAAACCGCGCGGGATCGTTTAAACCGAAACTGACTCTTACAGGTGAAAGCATGACTGATTCATTAATTGACTCAGGGCGCGCGCACGTCGGCCCTAAGGCATTGCGACCAGCTTGCTCTGTTGAGGGATGTGGGTTGCCAACAACACGCCGTATTGCGAAAAACATTACATGCGTGTTCGCCGTCATGGTTCAACGGATAAGCTCAGCACAAGGAAGGCTGGCAAGCTTGAACACTCAGGCGGGTACCTTCTGGTATATGCGCCTGATCACCCGCTGGCGGGTGGCAGTAGTCGTGTCTACGAGCACCGTAAGGTTTATTACGACGCGCACGGCGCTGGGCCATTCAGGTGCCATTGGTGTAGTAAGGTTGTTGATTGGGATAACTTGCACATCGATCATCTTGATGACTGTAAGACCAATAACGAGCCATTAAACCTTGTCGCCAGTTGCGCCGTATGTAATCAGCAGCGCGGCCGCGAGAAGATGGTGAAGACGATGCGGGATAAATCTCATCGACGTTATACAGCTCATGGCAAGACGATGTGCCTGAATGAATGGGCTGACTATCTTGGTATTTCACGCAACTCGATTGAGTACCGAATCAAAGCAGGCTGGGATATCAGCAGGGTGTTCAGCCCTCGCATCGGGAACAGCGGGCCACCGAGCAGAAAGCTTGCCAGGGCGGTACATGACAGCGTCAAGTGAGAATCAATACCGATAAATGATTTCAAATGCAATCATTTCTATGTTAATGATATCGATTCTCACTACCGGGGGAGGGCGGGTCAAAAGTTCAGGCCCCTGCCTGCTAAGGACCGCCGCCTAACCCTTTCTTGCATCGCCGCAGGTTAGAAAACTTTTTTATGGGGTCCCCCATTCGATGATTAATAGGAGTTTTCGATTATGTCAGGACCACCGAAAACCCCGACCCATCTGCGTCTGGT